ATAAACTGCCAGTTGCTAAATATTTGCCTAGCTGAATAGACCGCTCTTTGACCCTCACCGTAGACTCGCCAATAGTCTGGGTCTTTTTCCCTCATTCGCTCTATTTCTTTTACTATCTCTGGAGCTAAAAAGTTATTGTCTTTGTATGTTGTTATAATAGTTTCGCAGTCATCTCTGGTAATTATATCTTCATAAATCCAATGTATAGGGTCAGATGGGTTAAAGTCTATTATAATCTTTTCGCTACACCTAAAAGCTACTTGTACTAGGTCTTCTTTATCCAGCTCATTACCCTCATTTAAAACGGCTATATTTCTTTTTGACCCTCTTATTTTTTGTGGCTGGTCTATTGACAAAAACCTTACTAGGTGCTTACCATACTGAAACGTATTTTCTGCTTTATTATGTACACCATCAAAATAGACCCCAGTAGATTCAGCAATACTAAAAAAATCTCTCATAATAGAGGCTTTAAGAGCTGGTAATGTTTTTCTAATAACATCAATAACTATAGGGTCTTCTCTAACAGTAAGCAAGTAAATTAAGTATTGACAAATAGCGTAAGTCTTACCAGAGCGAGTTCCGCCTTGGCTAACAAAGTATCTAGCCTCTGAATTTATAAGGTCGTAAAATTGTCTATTGCAAAGCTGGTTTACTTTTTGGCTGGCTTCCATTCAATAAGCGTTGACTTTATACCGCCCTCGTGTTTAATTTCTTGTCTAGTGCCATTAAGCCTATGAGCCTCGTGTTCTTCGCTAATCATTTTCATAGCTGCAATCTGCAAGCTAGGAGTTTCTGAATTTATCCAGTTGGATAACATCTTTGTTTTTTTAGAAACTCGCATTTCCTCAACTGCCTTTTTTATAGTGTTCGATTCGTGCAGTTTTAAATCATAAAAGGTAGTTTTAGAACAAGGTAAAAACGCTACAATATGTTCTATAAACATAAGTTTATGCTTATCTATTGCGGCTAATGCTTTTTTTTCTAATTCTTTTGGGTCGTATGCCATTTATTGCCATCTAAAAGAAATGCCTAAAATACCTAAATATATATCTATTGACTTCATAGTATCGACTTCAAAAGCGTCTAAGTATTCTACGCCAATACAAAAGCCCATTAAAGGATATATTTGTACTTCACTCATTTCTAAGTTTATTGTACAAAGTTAGGTAAAATTCCCAGATTACTTCTTGATAATCTTTTTTAGAATATTCTTTACCAGAGGTTTCTGTTTTACCATTGCGCTCTAAAATTAGAATAAAGTTTTTACCTTTTATTTTAGGGTATATTCTTATGTTATTGTCAGTTGCCCATTTAAAGGCTTTATAATGGTCTTCTGTCATCAAAAAGGCAGTTTATCGTTTATACTTGTTAGTCTTTGTTTTTCTTTATCTATACTACAATAATAACCGCCATTCTTAAAGTCTGGAGCTATCATAAAAGAACCCTGCTGCCCATTCTCTTTACGCTTAACTTTTTGAATGTGAATCTCTACAGCATCAGTTCCAAACTTAGTTATTTCGCCTAGCTTTCTGTATATAGTTAAGCAGTTGTAGGCTTTATTAAAGAAATCACTAGAGCCAGAAATATCGTAAGGCGTTGGCACTTTATAGGCTTCGCCCATAACTTCCATTTTTCTAGGGTGAGCTATTAAAAATAAATGCGTATTAGTCTGTTGTACAAACTGAGTTATTTGAGAAAGCATAGCGCCTATATAGCTATGGTCTTTTTGTGCTGAATGGTCTAACATATTCCAAGGGTCAATAACTAATATGTTAACGCCTTTTTGAAATACAAGCTCTTTAAACTTATCTAGTATAGACTTAAGAGTTAAGTTTTCTAGGTCAATCTTTATAAAATAAAAATGGTCTTCTATAAAGTCCTTTGTATTGTTTAGGTCATCATTAGAGCAGTTTTTTTTATTTAGTTTATTAGCTATGCGTTTAATGTGACCTTCATAAGGAAACGACTCTGGCGCAAAAAAAGCAGTTCTAAAACCTTTTGTAAGTGCTAGATTAACAGCAATTTGGTCAAAGACGTCAGACTTACCAGCATTGGGTATGCCAGTAACAACAGACCACTCGCCAAAAGAAACATTAAAATAATTGTCAGAATCGCTAAGACCGATTGAGAAGTTTTTAATACCCTTTTCATTATAAAGCAAAACATTTTCCCAAATATCGTTAATATTTATAACTCCATCTAAAGGGAACGACTTAGAGCCTTTTAAAATAGTGCGTAGTGTCTCAGCACCTTTCTTGATTAAAACCTCGTTAGCGTCCTTGTATTTGCTAAATTCTACATACTTACATCGATACTTACCGAGACGTCTGGCTAGTTCGTTTCTTAAATTTAATCCAGCGTCGTCGTTATCAGTACAAAGTATTATTTCTTTTTTGTCTTCAAAGTAGCTATAGCAATTATCTAAATAGTCTAGTCGCTGATTACCTTTAGACGCTCCATTAGGAACTGAGACTACTGAATAAATACCAGCCTCAAATAAACTTAGAGCATCCATTTCGCCTTCTACTATATAAGCTTTTGAGCTGTCTTTTATGTTGTCTAAGCCGTAAAAAATAAGTTCAGCTCCAGATACTAGTTTAAAGTTTTTCTCAGCATCCCTATATTTTACGTTTATTAGTTCGCCATCTCTATAATAGTTAAAGTTTATGGCTTTACGGTTTTTAGAAATCTGTGGAAAATACTCACTACTTTCTGTAATTTTCCAATTAACTACGGTAGCCTCAGAAATACCTCTTCTATTAAACCAGCCTAGGGTTCTGTCTCCTAAGTCAGATTTAATTACAACTGGCTTTACATATTCTTTTTTTGGTTTGAATTTTACATTACCTCCCCAGCCGCAATGGTGACAATTATATAAGCCCTCTTGTAAATTTACACTAAGACAGCGGTCTTGTTTGTTTTTTCTCTGGTGAGAGCATTTTGGGCATTTTAGTTTTTGGTTGTTCGCATTGGATTTTACTTCTATTCCTAATGCTAAGAAGTCTTGAATCATAATGAGTTTTTTAGTTTGGTTATTTTATAATAGTCGGCTAATTTATGTAAACATTCTTTTAGGTTTTGATTTCTTTTATAATTTACGCCTCCAGAATAAATTCTATTTACTGTTGTATTTTCCATAGATACAATCTCTTGAGGGTCTGTATTATGCTCGCAGTATATTATAAAAGCATTGCCATTAGTTTTTTCCCAACAGTCCACAATTCTTTTAAATACTAATTCTTGACCTATAGAATTAGGCACGCCTTTTAGTTTTATTTCAAATAGAATTAAGTACTTATTATCAAATTCTAAAACAGCGTCTATATCTGTAGGGTGTATTTTAGAATTACCTACGCCTCTAAAGTCTAAAACTTGCTTTATTCTTTTATTGTATTTAATCATTTAGTTATAGCTTTAAAATCTTTATCGGCAAACTTTTGCAAAAACCTATCTAGCTTTCTAACGCCATTTTTAGATTTTCTTAAACTAACTAGAGACAGAAAGTTATCAGCCCAAAATTCATCCTTTCTAACCTTTTCTAATAAATAATACAACTGCCTTGGGTTTATTTTATCTTCACTATTACATAATCTTATAACGTCTAGCCATTGCTTTTTTTGGTATTCGTTTTTTGGTCTATTACGTTCTGGAAATAATGGCACTATGTACTCATAAGACTTTAAAACTTGTTCGCTGAAAGCGTGGTCACTATTATTATTTATATTATTAATACTAGTATATATATTATCTTTAACAATTTTGTTTATAGGGTATAAGCTTTTTTGCTCATAGGTATTAACAAAAATGTAACGCTTTTCAATTTGCTTATTTTTATTTCTTATAACTTTTGTTTTTATAAATCCAAATTTTTCAAGCTGTGAAATCCATCTACTTACAGTTCCTTTTTCTACGTTATATAACTCAGCAAAATACGAGTTTTGAGCAAAACATTTACCGCTCTTATTTGTTAGAGCGTTTATTTCTGCATAAAGGAGCTTTGAGTTTGGAGCTAGGTCTTCTGAGTACCTTACCTCAGCTGGTAAGATAGCGTAATAGCTTGGTTTCATTTTTTAAGAGTTGTCTACTAAGTTTTTTATATGGTCGCAAAAGGTACGAATGTCGCCAAATATTCTAGAAAAAGCCTCTAGCGAAATTTCATTATTTTCATAAAGCTCGAACAGCGTTTCTATTAATAAGTCATATTCTGCTAAAGTCATAGTACCTATATACTCATAATTAACATTTTGTTCTAAAGCAGTTGTATTAGTGCGCCAGACCTTTTGGCTAGTCTCATTATAAAAAACTTTTTTGTAATCGCTATACATTTAAATCAATTCTATATTTAAAATAATTGTCTATTATGTCCTTTGCTTTATCAAAAGAGTTACACCAATGAGCGCTCCAGTTTCCATTCTCAAGCATTTTAAGGCACTCTAACTGACTTTCTGTTGGTTTATTATACCCAACCTTCAATTCAATAGCTAAACCGCTAAAACCGCCTCTATTTTCAAAACAGAGTATATCTGGCACTCCAGCCTTACCGCCTAAGTATTTAAATTTATATCGCTCAAAAGGAGTTCTACGACCTTCATTAGGGCAATGTATAGTTAAAGTCTTAGGAAAATTAAGCCTTAAATAAGATATTACTGCATTTTGCAGCTTATCTTCTTTTGATAGATATTTATCGAAGTTATTTACAGTCAACGCTTTAAATTTATTTTCTAAGTTATTAAATTTTACTTTAAAATCTTGGTCATATTGTAAAAATTCTTTAGCTCGCCTTATAGAATGTAATACGGTAGCGTGGTCTCTGTTTATTTCCTTGCCTATAATTGCTAAAGAATAATCAGTATATTTTCTAACAATAAGGCAGTAGATGTGCCTAGCCTCTACTAAATTTCGACGCCTTGATTTTACAGATATTTTACAGTTTTGGTCTTTTTCAACCAGTCGTCTAATATGTATGGGTTTTATAGTAATCATAATACAATAGAACCGTCTTTATTAGTATTGTCGCTGTATATTCCTAGAATACCTTCACCGTCGAGGTAATGTTTCCATTGTCTGAGAGCGTGCTTATATTTAAAACGACCTCTCTCTATTTGGTCTTCATTTAAAGCATAAACAGCAACGTCAAAAGGGTGAACGTTTCTAATAGCTATAAATCTAAAACTAAAAGGGTTATAACCTAAACAGTCGCAATAAAAAGCAGCTTGTAAGTCGTAATTTCTAAAGTTTATTTCACTTCTAAACGCCCTTATACTTATATCCTTTGAAGTTTTAATATCTGAAATCCAACTATCACTATGGCAATCTGGGCGAACTCTAACTGGTATGCCTTCAAAATCTAAATAGTGAGACTGTTCTACAATTCCATTACCGTAATGCATAGCTATTTTATTATCTTCAAAATGAGCTAGGATATTAAATAAGTTTTGGCTTTGTTCTTGGTCTATAAGAATTTTATCTCCAGCATCCTTTAAATACACTTTTTTAGCTTCTTTATTTGCCTTGAGCCTTAAATCTAACTTAGGCATAACATAATACTGCTTTTTAAACTCTTCACGACCTTCATAAAGTAGCGTATGAACCGCTGTGCCAAATTTCATTGCGTCGCTCTCAAAAGGTTTTTGATTTAAAAAATAATATACAGACTGGCTATATATAGTTTTTAATCCAGAGGCTGAAATACTGTCGCTTGAATGATACTCATCGTTGGTGTCAAATACTTTTCTCATTTCTTTTATTTTGGTTGATTAGATTGTAATATTTATTTTTCCAGCTGTCTAGCTTTTTCTTATTATAATTAGCAGCAGCCTCTGCTATTACTAAATTTTCTTGAGCCTTTTTTAATTGCTTTTGTAAGTCGTAAACTTTGCCTTTTAAAAACATAGTAGACGCCTCTAAAAACTCTAGGCTGTTTTTTTCTGTTTCGTCAATTATAATATTTTCGTTTGCCATAATTTTAGTTTTTATTCTTTTATTTCTTCAATAAAGTCTTGTAAGGTAGTTAGTAAATAATATAAATTCTCTTCATCTAAATTTATATAGTTATACCCTTTAGTATTTAATTCTACAAATTCTTGATTAATAATTACACTAATTGGGTCTAATTCAACATCAACTATTTCAACCTCATAACTAATTAGAGAATCGCTTTCGTTATAAGTTTTTTTTAGATTATATGAATTAGGATTTAATATTTTACTTATGTTAATTTCGTTTGCCATATTAAAAAAATTATGGCGACCCCTAAGAGCCGCCAGTTAATAAATAAATTAAAAAGGTAAATCATTAGACTCTTCTGGAGCTTGTACTGGTTTAGTTTGGGCTGGTTGCATCTCAGAAATAAGACCGCCTAGATAATTTTTACCAGTTGATTTAGCTGTATTAACCCAAGCGGATACTCTAAACTGCTTACCGCTAGCGTCTGTCATTGTACCAGAATAATCTGGCTGTTTGTCTTCAGTCTTTTGCTCGTTTTTAAATAGACTAAAGGAGTTTGGTTTTTGTTCGTATGTACTCATAATTCAAAATTATTAGGGTTATTAATAGGTTTAATCGTGTTATTAGATTTGCGGCTAACTGTTTGGTTAGCGTCGTCGTCTTCGGCTTCTAATCCTAAAAGTGACTGTAAGCCATAACGTCTATAGTATGTAATCTCAGAGCCGCGCTCTTGAGGTTTTATAGATTGTATTGCCAAACCTTCTGGCTTATCTGGAAAAACAGCGCCAGTATCTGAGTCTATAATTATTGTAATAACTTCATTTTTAATTATAGGCTGGCTTAAAAACAATTTCTCAGATTTTAGTATTGGTTTTACTACTCTTAAAATTGAATTTATATCTGTATAATAGCTTTTAAAAAAAGGGTTTGATTTATCTTTCTTAATCGCCTCTACTTTGTGAAAGACGTTAAATATCTTTTTGGCTAATTCTGGCGTCATAATATAATTCTAGTTGTAAATTAATTTCTAGCTGCGCTAGCTTTTTAAGTTCTCTAAAAGTAAACCTATCTGGGTTCACTACCTTAGCCTTAAGAGCTGGGTAGGTTATACCTAGCTCTTTTGCTACATCGTACCGCCTAAGCCCTAAGCGCTTAAGCTCTTTTTTAAAAATTTGCTCTAAACTTTCTGTCATATATTTATTTTAAATAATTGCTCTTATAAATTGTAGTATGATTACTACTAAAAAGGTGATTTGAAATACTGTGGTTAATGCTTTCATATTATCTAAATTTTCTAACTATTTTACTGCCTATAATAAGATTAACATTGTCATTAGGAAACTGCTTTATTAAGCTACCTAGTGCGTCTGTTTCTGATATTCCAAAGTCAGCTTGCAAACCCCAGAAGTCTTTTCTAGTTACTGCTATGGTTATGTGATTATGCGCATTGGCATTAAACTCTGAGGGTATCAAAGTACTAAAGCCGTCTTCAAAGCCAACCTCTAATGAGGTTTGACCTTGGTCGTTAATTGTTGATTGAATAAATAAATTTTCCATTGTTTTGATTGTTTTAAAAAGTTCTAGTTATTTTAACTGGTTTATTAAGTATGAGTAATTCATACATAAACATATTCCTCACTTCAGTTTTTTTACTGATATTCAAATCAGCAAAATCGCTGTTAAAATTCATTCTAGCTAATTCTTCAAGCCTAGTTGATGGTAATACTTCTATTGTTTCAATAGTTTTATTTAGAGATACTTCAGTCATTTTGATTGTTTTTGTTGTTAATTATGACGCTAATTTAAAAAATACTTTTAATTCTACAAAACATTTTAAAGAAAATTTTAAAAAAAAAATCCCCTCCAGTTAAAAAACCTTTGGGGAAAGCAAACAAAAAAAGATTTGTTTTACTCGTATTTTATGCTATAAGTACTAGCTAGGTCGTCGTCTTGATTTGGTAGGTGCATTGTAATATTATAAGTATTAGCCTTTAAATCGTAGGTCATTGCATCTATATAAGCGCTGACATCTTCCGTAAGGGTATTATTGGCAAAATTAAGCCATATTTTATTATGGAGCGCTACTGGTATAGGGTCAGTATTGTTATTGTAAAATTCGCCCTCATAACGCTTTACAAAAGCCCTATAATCGTTTAGTATTTCTTGGGTTATAAATTCGTCTAGCTTGCCTTCTGTTCCAGTATCTATTAGCCTTTCAAAACCGCCATCAAAACCGCCGTCAAAAAGACTGTCTCCAAGGTTATTAGATAATATTAGGTCTTCTGTTTTATGTATGCCAGTAAGTGTATCTGTAGAATTCGAAACCCTTTCGGCTATAAATGTATTAGATTCGTCCCAAATTTGGTCAATAAAAAAGTTATCTATATAATAAGCATTATGAGCGTTATGTGCAGCGGAAGTAGTATAAGTCAACTGCCTTAGTTGTACTTTTAAATTAACATTATTAGCCGTTATATTTTCAACGCTTTCTAATTCTATTTTAAAGTTATTCCAAACATCTTTATTAGTGTTTTTTATATATTTAAAATATTTTTGATTTGCTGCCTCATCTATAAAAGTAGTTTGCTGAAAATTATCAAATTTGTTGTCTTCAAAATTATAATAATGATAATCATTATTAGGCGAATCGTATATTGATATTTTTATTATAAAATAATAGTCTAAATCCACTAAATTAGTTACGCTGTTATCAATGTAATAACTAAATCCTACTTGGTATTTATTTCCAACCCTTACACTAGTATAATCCTCTACGTTTTCAAATAAAATTCCTGGCGAATAAGTATCTATATCAGTATCGCCTAAATTAACAAATTCTTGTAAACCTTTTATAAGATTATTGCTAGATAATGCTTTTGAGTTTTCCTCTATTTCAGCAGTTGTAGTGCCTAGATTACTAACAAAATCCATTCTAAAACCACCGTAGTTACTAATAGGGTCTTGGTTAACTATGTTTAGTTTTTTTAGTTTAGTTTCCCTAACAACTTTTTTTACTGGTCTTAAATACTCTACGTTTAAAGATTGGTTTATAGGTCTTAGAATAACTGGCGCTTTTAGTAGTACGTCTTGTTCGTAGGTGTCTATATAGTTTCCGTCTTTATCATAAAATTTAAAGTCTATCAACTCCTTACCAGTCGTCGTTAAAAGTGCTTTTTGTGCTGTTGTTCTAGTACCCATAATTATGTTATTTGTGATAGGTCAAAATTCTGCGGAAATACATAGCGCTCTAAAATTATACCATTTGCAACCCTTAAAATATATGCGTCATTTTTTAATGGTACATCTAAGCCAGTAATATCTCTTACTATATACTGTAAATCTGTTTGGCTTTTTGTTGCTAAATAGCCGCTATATAAACTAGAGTGCGGTACTGTTATTGATTGATTAGGCTCTACAAAGAAATGATTAATTTCAAACCAGCGCGTATCTGCTAAAGTTGTTCTATTATTGTCTAATCTATTGACGTATCTAGTACTCTCAGAGACAGCGTTAGGATTACTAGCTATAGCGTTAGCCATAGCCTCTATTAAAGTTTCACCAGTAAAGAAACGACCTTGGAAAGTACCAAAAGTTAAAGTTCCAGCAGCTGGCGCTATTGTGATTGAAACTGTAGCATCTATTTCTGAATCATTAGAACCATTATTAGCTTTATAGGTAAACGAATCAGTACCCTCATAATCGGTAGAGGGTGTATATGTAAAGTCAGCTCCAGAAATACCAGAGACAGCTCCATTAGTTGGGCTGGTTACGGTTGAGAAAGTAAGCGCTAGATTACTTGGGTCATTACCTATAAACTCAGCATCTACAGCTGTATTAACTAGCGTTGCTATCGAAATATCTTCTACAGATGGTATGCCTATATTTAATAACCTTTTGTCTACTATATTAGAGTTACTTATAACATACCAGCTTCCATTAGACTGAAATACTCTAGAGTTTGTAACTTTTAATATATGAGCTAATAACTCTTTAGATGTATATCTTTGGAAGTTGTCTTTTAGTAAACCAAACTCATAAATATCTATATCGTGAAATATTGTTTCGTTAGCAGCGCCATTTAATAACCTTATGTTATTAGCTATTCTTATATCAAAATCTAGCCCAGTATTTTCTAATATTTTTCTTAAATAGTAAAATAGGTTGTCAAAGTTTGACTGCGCAGCTGTAGGGTCTGGGTCGTCGTTTGAGTCTAATAAAACTTTAGAAAAAGGCGCATCAAAACCGTCTAAAGTTCCTAAGCCGTCTGAGGCTACTAATTTAATAGGAAATGGCTTACTTTGTACAGCTTCGCTGTATCTGTCTACAATTAAAAAACCCTCCCAGTAAAACTCAAAACCCTCGTTTCCTTCATCCCATAAAAAATTAGCGTCTTGCCAAGGGTCTTCTTGTAAGTCCCATTCCTTGCCCCCAATACTTGAGCCAGTTGATATTTGTACTTTATATTCTCTTTCGTCTGCCTCGTACCAATTATCGTAATTAGTGCCGTCTGTTACATATAAATTAAGTTCGCAAGTTGAGCCAATAATTGGAGTATAAAAGTCGTCGTCTGAATCCCACTTAATTATTACTGGGTTGCCAGTTCCAACTAGAGGGCTAACGCTACCAGAATAATCTTTTTGTAAAATCGATACTTTTCTGGCATTGCCTCTAACATCAGCAAAAGACAGACTAAATTTTTCTCCGTAGCTCATTTTTTATAATAGTCTTGAACGGTTTCTGTCAGCTCTTTGTAAAGCCATAACTAAATCTTGACCCTCTAGCCTAAATCCACCAGTTACATTTACAGCGGTTTCTCTTTGTCCTATCATACCTTTTAATTTATCCAATGGCGCTATTACTTCTGGATTACTTCTAGCTCCAGCATATTCTCCCATTAATCCTAAAGTTGGCGCTGATACAATACCACCGTTTGCAAATTTAGGTACGTTAGATGAAAAAGCTGATTTTACAACTGCTACGCCTCCAGCTATCAATGCTGGTAATACAATAGGCGCTAAAGGTCCTGCTAAAAAAGAACCCTCCGCAGCTCCTTTAATTGCAGCGGCTGTAGCAACAGCTAGCGATGCGGCTATAGCATCCATTGCAGCGGTTATAAAAGCTCCAGCAAAACTTCCTAGCGCACCCTCTCCTAAGCCCATAGACGTAACTATAGTGTCTCCTAAAGAACTAAAAGCGCCCATTAATTGACCTCCTACAACTTGTGCTAGGTCGCTAAGTCTTTGTTGCGTTTGCTCTCTCGCCTCGTTCATTTCATAAAAACGAGCTGTATTTTCTTTAATAGATGAGCTGATAGCTGCAAAACTTGTAGTAGATTTTTTTGCAAAGTCTTCTACACCTTTACCAGCCTCGTCAAAAGGATTGCCTTGTATTGCAAAAATACTACCTAGGTCTTGGGTTTTAGGAGTCTCTACCTCTGGCATTGGTATTTTAGGCGCTCTAATTCCAACGTCAGACAATAAGCCACCAAATAACTCTTTAGCTTTTTTAGCAATAACCTCCATAGTAGGCGGTAGGTCGTTATATTTTTTGATAATCTTAGCGCCGTCTAAATTGTCAGAAATTTCTTTTCCAGCTTTTAAAGAAATGTCAGCTAGTTTATTAGTTTGCTCTTGAAATAATGAAGTAAAATCAGCATCAAATCCATCCTTAAGAAATCTTTTTATTAAAGAGGTTGCTGTTTCAACCCTAACCATAAACTTTTCAAATCCAGCTTGGATTTTAACTAAAGCGTTTAATAATCCTACTTTTAAGTCTACAGTAAAATCATTAATTATATTACTTATTTCATTAAAATTAGCAGCTAATGCACCGACGACTATAACTACACCGCCAATAGGAGTTAATAAACTTCCAAAAAGAGTTAGAAGTGAACCCCCCACCATTAAAATAGAGGGTAATACAGCTGCAAAAGCTGCGAATCCTATAGCCATCTGTTGTACTACTGGGTCTAATCTACCAAAGGCTTTAAATAATTTAGAGGCAAATCCTATAGCATCCGTTAGAACTGGTAAAAGGCTTTCCATTAAAATACCGCCTAAATCAGTAAATTGGTTTTTTAATTCTATTAAACCTTTTCTAAGTTTAAACTCGGCTGAGTCTCCCAACTGGTCAAATGCCTTTTGGGTTATGCCAGCCGTATTGTTCATAGACTTAAATATTTGCTCAGTAGAGCCTAGGTTTTTACCCATTAAGTCTAAGACTCCAGACAAAGCTCTAGTATTTGCAAATACTCTACCTTGAGCCTCTTCATTATCTCCAAAGGTTGTAGTTAATGTTTTAAGAGTTGATAGTAAGCCCTCCTCTTTTATTTGCCTTCTAAGTCCTTCAGCGCTTAACCCAAACTCTGCTAAAGTGTCGCTAGCTTGTTTTGACGGTTTTAATAAAGAAAATAATATACCTCTAATCTGAGTAGCTGCCATTGCGGCGTCTGTACCAGTCCTACTCATTGCAGCAAATGTAGCACCCACCTCGCTAAACTCTACGCCTAACTGAGAGGCTACTGGTAAAACTGTACCCATTGACTGGGCTAAGGTGTCGGCTGATAGTTTACCTTCTCTTACAGCGCCAGTAAGTACGTCAGTAGCTTGACTAGCTGATAGGTTTTCTACGCCATAAGCGTTAAGAGCTGAGGTTGCTAAATCAGCAATTACCTTAGTTTCTCCTAATCCGACCGCGGCTGCTTTTGTTGACTGTTCTAATACAGCCATAGCCTCAGCACCTCTTAGACCAGCTGAAGTAATAAAAAAGAGCGCGTCTGCCGCCTCTCCAGAGCTAATACCAGCCTCTGTAGCTAATCTTTTTACGCTGACGCTCATTGAGTCTACTGTATCGCCAGCAACGCCTACAAGCGTCTTAATTTGCGTCATTGACTTGTCAAAGTCCGCAGCCATTTTTATAGACGCTCCGCCAGCTGCTACCAATGGCAGCGTTAACCTAGTCTGTAAAGACGACCCTAAAGAACCAACTCTTTTGCCAAAACTTTTAAGACTTCTACTTGCTTTACCTAGGGAGCTATTTAAGTGTTTAGCGTCCCCTTTTAAAATTACTTCTAATATATTTGCCATAATGCAAATTTACTAAATTTTAAACTCAGTTGTCTCCTTAACGTTTTCTACTTGTTCTAGGAATTTACTAAGCTCTTCTGGAGTAGATTTAGGCTCAAACTTTCTTTTTTCTACTAGTTTATCTTGAGGTAAAGTAAAGAGGTCGGTAGGTTTTATAGTCTGGCTTTTTTTAGAGCAGTTTACATTATGTATAAGAGTCGCCAAATATCTAAGGCGCTCCCATTCTAAATTTTGCTTTACATTATAAGACTCGCCTAGAAGTTGATTTTCGACCCAAGTATTATTCCAAAACTCATTTGGATTTATGCCGACTTGTCCTATAAAATAGTCGAGTAAGTCATTCCAAGTTAAGGAGTCGGCTGAGTCTTTCCCTCGCTTTTTGGGTTTCTTTCTATGCCTAGGTTAAGGTCATTACCTAATATCCTAGATTCAAGCATAGCGTTTACCATTTCTTCAAGCTCTTCTGGTTTTAAATCTTCTAGCCAGCTACCTACCTTAAACTCGTTGTAGTCAATTTCGTTACCTTCTTCTTGGTCGTATGCTAAAAGACCAGAGTAAACAAGCGCTCTAATGCCAGTAATAGATAAACCCCCTTCAAAAATATTACCTATTTTATCTAGAGGCGTTTTTAATATATCTGTAAAGTTTGCCCAGAAGTTCATAGAGAAATGTAGGTTTCTCTTTTGCCCACCGAGTTCTAGGGTATAATACCCTCTTTTTTTGTTTGCCATAATTTTAATTTAAACTCTTAGTTTGTGCTTTGAGTAATTGCACCAGTAACAGTTATAGTACCAGAGTATGTAGCTGGGCTTTCCATTTCAGCTGATTGCTCTAAAGATGCTATAAAGCCTTCACCAGTAAAAATAGTATCCCCAGTTGCAGCAGTCCCAAAGCTCCAGTCGATTTTAGTACGACCAGTTATTAAAGATGCAATACCGTCAACATTTTTTAGACTATCTGAAGTATCAGTATAGTCAATAAGACCATCAAAAGAAAGCTCAGCGCTTCTTAATCCGCTTATTACTTCTTGAAATCCAGCGCTATCTTTTGTAGTCGCCTCTGGTAAGTCTTGAGAAATTGTCATAGAGCAGCTTGTAGAGTGTCCTAGAGCCTCTAGAGTCCCACCGTCTGCTACAAATTTTAAAACTAAGTTAGTTCCGTTAAATACGCTTGAAGCCATTTTTTACCTTTTTTAAATATTATACAAATATAGTTATTTTATTTCTTATGTTATTTCTGTTTTTGATAATCCCAAGTGCAAATAGATTCATAACTGCTATCTTCAAATCTTCCATTACTTAATTGCTAGGTAAATCCAAGTTTGATTTGTTCCATTTAAATCAGTTGATATAAAACTAAATCCGTCATCTTCAAAATTAACTCCATAACCTGGGGTATATTCTGCGTCACTAGTATTAGCATTTAAGAAATTGTTTCTTGGGTTTGATGTATTTCTTACAGAATCAATCATATACCAATCTGATGCAGAGCTCGTTCTTTTGCTTAATAAAAACCTTGGTCTAAATCCTATAGTTTGTTTATTACCTGTCGTCCCTGTCCCTGTATAACTCCCTATCTTCTGATAGCCTGTAACAGAGTGGAAGCAGTAAGCGATAACATCTGCATCATTAGTTATAGCATATCCTGTTTTCATATTAAACACAGTTGAACTTGGCGCAGTATTATTCCAAATATTTGTATTTCCTGTTATAGCAGCTGCCGAAGATTGTAACTGTAAATATGATTGTTGACCTAAAGAACTTACATAAACGTGCCACCCAACTGCCCCGTCTGTTTCTTTAATGATAACTAATTCAGGAGCGGAAGAAAGTCCGTGACCAAAAGAAAAAGCTGTAGCATTAGTAGCGTGTGAACGGAATTTGCAAATACTAAATCCTGCCTCTGCATTTACACTTACTATACTATCTATAGTACCCTCTGTGTTTATCTGTGGGAGGTTGTCATCGTGGTCACCTGCTTTCCAACACCAAGCTACGTAGTCTTGTCCTGAAACATTCCTTGCCATTACGCCATTTCCTGACATACTAAACCCATTAGACGATATACTAAAATCACTGTCAGTATATTCACTATTTGAGCCATCAGATATTAATGCCTTGTTGTCTCCCCTAACTGAATCAGAAAGAGTATGACTATATGTATTTGTTCTCACCTTTACCCAAACCAAATCAGGTTTAAAATCAGTAGCAATTTCTTGAGTTCCACCATTACCTGTATAAGTAACAACATCAAAGCTATTCTCTACTGTTGGAGTTGTAATGTCAGGGTCTGCTGCTATAGCTAGGTAGATGTAGTCGTATCCACTAGAGTTACCTCCATAAGCCGTCTCCCAATACCAGCCTGTTTCAGTAAATTGCAATCTTTCGTAGCCTGTATTTTCTGCATTAGAATTGTTTGCAAATAGAAGTCCGTCTTTATTACCGTTTAAGTTTATTCTCTTATTGTCAAAAATATACCAATCTTCTAAGTGAGAGGATGACTTTATTAATAAGAAAGCAGGCTCAAAACCTACCTCAATGTGGCTTCCTGCACCTGTAACACCTGTAGAACTATAGCTACCGACTTTTTGGTAGTTGTCTACGCTGTGGAAGCAGTAGGTAACTATCTTATCACTACTTCCGTTTGTATGTATATCAGAACCTGTTGTTATTGTTGAACTATCCCAAGCGTAATAATATTGATTAGGTCTACTTAATACTGCTCCGTTAGAAAAAGTAAAAATATTTGCTTTTCCAATAGCGTCAGCGTTTATTATCCAAGCCTGTGCTTCATCTCTGTTTTTAGTAATTATTAATTCAGGAGGAGAACTCAATCCGTGACCGATAGTAGCACCAGACGTTCCGTTCCCTGTATAAGTCACAATACTAAACCCTGCATCCTGATTAGCTTTTACAGTACTTGCTATTGTATTACCTACTGTATTAGCTGCTATTGTTGTAGTGGTGTCTCCTGCGTTAAAGCACCAAGCTGCGTAGGTTACACCTGAACCATTTGTACCAACAGAGTTACCAATTAGTGTAAAGCCATTACTATCAAAAGAATCAAGGTTGTAGCTTGTATTGGTATCTTCTGCATTTGTTAAATTTGAACTTATTACTGCGTGTTCCCCTCTTACAGAATCAGTAAGCCAATTATGTAGTGGACTTCCTCCTGAACGACCCTTTATCCAAACCAAGTCAGGACTAAATTTAGTAGCCTCTTGGTAAGTTACGTTAGAAGCAGTACCGTTGTATTCAGTACTAGGAGTTTCCGCAGGGTCTGAATATGTTATAGAGGTAGCAGTACCGTTATAGTTTCCTGTTTCATCTGTAGCATCTCCATCTAGTTTATAATGCGCAGCTAGGTTAGCAGTAGGAGCATTAGTGTTTAAAGCTAAATTAGATATATCTGACGCACTTAAGGCAGTAGAATACATTCTTACTTCGTCTAATTCCCCATCATACATATCTGCGCTACCACTACCTTCAACTCTTCCTAGATAAATATCTTGTGTTACTCCGTTACCAATATTAAGAGACGTGTTATGGGTTGAATCTAATACACCATTTAAATATAAAATTACTTGTGTTCCTGTTCTAACGTAAGCTATATGATTCCACTTGTTCTCTGTTAGTGTTCCTGTAGAGTAATAACTTGCTGAACTTGAACCTTTCTCATTAACCCTTACTGCACCTGTTGTGTGTTGACCAAAATACATACTTCTTTGGTTCTGGCTACCTGTACTCCATTTAGAAATAAATTGAGTAGCTTCTGACAAATTATGAGGTTTAGCAAATAAAGAGATTGTAAAATCTTCTGACGAAAAATCAATAGGAGTAGTAGCTGTTGCAGGTATTGTTACATAACCTCCGTCTCCACTAAATACAGCACTCTGTCCGCTATCTATATCCTCGCCTATTATACCTGTATCATTTGCATTACCATCTAATTGGTATAAAGCAACACCTGAATTGTCATTAAAAATATCCGTAGTTTCTATAGTAGTAGAAGCGTGAGTTTCGTTAGATAGAGTAGTTACTTCGGTAGAAGATAATTCTTTATTGAAGAATCTAACTTGGTCTACTGAACCTTTCCAAGTTGTTGGGGCGTAATTTTGTGCTTGATTCCCAATCACACTAATTGCATTAGACTGCACTACAGGAGTTGCGGATACGGTTTCAGAATCTACCTCCGTACCGCCAATATATAACTTTGTTACATTAGTAGTGTTATTTCTTGTAACTATAATGTTATACCAAACACCCTGCGTCAATGTATTTGTGTGTGATAATACAGTAGTGTCTGTGCTTTGTCCATCCCCTATTCCTACTGAAAAAAGTCCATTACTTGGCTTATACCTAACACTTAAAGTACCTGCCCATCCACTTGAAACAGCATTTAAAGATAATATTCTCAAGGTATTTGTAGTTGTTGTATCTCCAAGTCTAACCCAAACAGAGATACTTACATCATCTGGAAAAGCATCTATTTTACCTAAATCTACCCTACTACTACTCCCATTAAATACTGCACCTCTGTTTATATACCCTCCTATACGTTGAGTACTTCCGTTGCCTGTATAGAGTACGGTGTTAAAGTGTTCTGATGGAGTGAATACCGCATCTGCTGCTGCTGCTTTAGGAAAAAACTTTTTATTTAAAGCCATATTATAAACTTATATCGTACTGTACTACTTGTGCTTTTGTGGTTAAATCATTTATTTCACTCTCTTTAGTTTCTACGCTTGTCCTTATTGCCGCTCTAGCATCTGTTATAGCTGAATCAGTAGTATTTCCTAACTCAGTATCTCTTATAATAACCCAGTCTGTTTTTGATAGTTCAGAATTAGCATTTGATTTTAGGTTTGCAATCTTTTGTTCTTTTAGTTCGGCTAAAGTCTGACTCCAAGTCTTATTAGTCTTTGGGTAAGTAAATTGTGTATTAGCACTATCCCAAAATATCTCTCCTAAATCGTGTATTCTCGAATCGTAACCATCTGGTATTACAACGTCAAACAAACCTTCTGCCTTTTGCTCGCCTCTAGTTAATTGGTCAAAGCCGCCAAGATATTCTTTTTGACTTCCCTCAAATGATTTAGGTACTGATTGATATACTTGTATTGTTCCGTTTCTATTAATTGCGTATGCCATAATTATGATGCTATTTGTGAGATTTGATACCAAGCCTCTGACGTAGATATAAATTTAAACTCAATTATATTTTTAGTTGAACTCGTGTCATCATAAGTACCTGCTAATTTATTAAAAGTACCTGCTGAACCATTAATATTCCCAAGCGCTAGTGTATATGAAGAACCGCCACCAGTAATTATTATAGTACAAGTTGAACCAATTTTAACATTTGTAAATGCTAATGTAGTAGAATGTCCTGCTGTCCAAGTAAATACATCAGCTGTAGAAGTGTTTATAGTAATTGCAGTTGCTGAAGTTACAGCACTACTAGCAGTATATCTATCTGCTAGTTGGTCGTGTCCAATAGCATCGTTTGCTATTACGTCTCCTGTTACTTTTGTTATCGCCATATCTTATTTTTTACAAATTTACGAAAGTTTTATATGAGTTACTTCTATATTATTAGTGCCTGTTTGTGGTGCGGTTGTAAAGGTCAAAGTAGTGCCGCTTGTTGAGTAATTTGATTTTGACTGATAAACTCCGTCTATATAAATTTGAAGATTATTTTTATTGGCTGGCTCAGTTGTTAATGTAAATGTAGTATCCGAACCATCCCCATTAAAAGTATCTATTTCTATACTAGGAGTTCCGCCTATAGCCACAGCGTGCGTAACCTCAATATTATCTGTACCTGTAGCTGGTGCTGTTGAAAATGTTAACGTCGTCCCACTTGTAGAATAATTACTTTTAGACTGGTAGACTCCATCTATATAGATTTGAAGATTATTTTCGTTTGCTATAGTATTGTTTAAATTAAAATCTACTGTAGAACCGTCTCCATCAAAACTCTCTACGTTTATTGTAGTAGAACCTCCAACAGCTGTACCATTAGACGCTGATGTAATCCTGCCTTGAGCGTCAACAGTTATATCAGCAGTTGTATAACTGCCAGCAGTAACTGCTGTATTAGCTAGTTTGTCTGCGGTTATAGCGTCATCTATTACTTTATCAGTAGTTACCGCATTATTAGCAATAGTTAAAGCCGTTGAACCTGTTACATCGCCTGTATGGGTTGCGTTAGTTATTTTAGCTGTATTTGCTGCAATCGCCGTATTTATTGAATTTGCTAATTTATCTACAGTAACCGCGTCGTCGTTTATCATTGAAGTCTCTACAGCACTTGCTCCGATTGTAGTAACGCCAGCGCTACTAATAGTAACGTCTCCAGTTACACTAACATTATTAAAATCAGTACCATTAGAAACTAAAATATCGCCACTAGTTGCGGCGCTTAAATTGTCATCAAACTGGTCAAGTTTTGGAGGAGTTACTGCATTAGCTTGAATTGCGCTGGTATCAATATCAGCACTAAAAGTAGTGCCAGTAATATCAATACCAGTTCCAGCCGTTATTGCTAGATTAGCAAAAGCGTTAGCTTTTTCAGTTGTAGTTAGATTTTGATTGTTTATGTCAATTCTAAGCCTATTACCTAAAGCAGTTGTAACGGTTGTACTAAAGTTAGCGTCGTCTCCTAATGCTGCGGCTAATTCGTTTAGCGTATCTAAAGCGCTAGGGGAGTTATCTATTAAGTTAGTTATTTCAGTATCTACATAATCTTTTACAGCGGCGTTACTGGGTACGTTAGAGTCTGAATCGTTAGAACTAATGCCAGAGCTTTCTAATGTTAAACTAACTACAGCTCCATTAGCCAAAAGTAATTGGGTCGAAGTTCCGCCAGTTTTTATTATGCTAGCTCCAGTAATAGTACCATCAGCGGTTAAAGCTCCAGTATTATTTATAGATATATTTATATCGTTACCTAAACCGTCTGTTAGCTCTATGTTAGATGACCCAACAGATGAATTATCTGACGTTTTTATTAAGCCATCATAAGTATCTTTTATTTTAGTTCCGCTTAAGCTAGTACCCATACCTAAATTTTATACAAAAATACAAATTAAATTTCGTTCCAGTTCTTATCTTCAGCGTTCCAGTTTTTGTCTCTGGTTTGCCAGAAATTTTTATTTTTTTTTAAGACTTTTTTTCTATAGCGACCAGCTTTTGGTCTTAATGTACCTCCAGCGCCTATCATTGTGGAATGTGGCGCAAATAGCAAATAATATGCCCTTTAGTTAACGTAATATCGGTAAAGTTGCCGTATATAATTTGCCCATCTAGTAGGTCGTAATCAGTTAGCGTAGTGTCTCCAGCTGGAGTATCATTAGTACCGCTAAAAGTCGCTGAGGTTATACATTCAATCATACAGAAATATTCACCGCTAACCGTAGTAAGATTATCAGCACCTTTAATAAGCGTACGCATTCCAAAGTCGCCAAATGACATTCTTTGAAAGTTGTTAGTTGAATATAAATCTTTAGTAGCCATAACTATTTCTTTTTTGCTGGTTTATTTCTGCCTTGTTTTTGCGCTCTAGTGCAATGACTATATTTACCTCTACGGTTTAATGACTTGCCCATTACTTTGTTTTATCTTTTAATTTCTCAAAAGTCCTTAAACCACCTAGCCCTAGCATCCCCATTAGGACAGTAAAAAGGCTATTAGTGTCAAACTCTATAACCTTAATATCCGTATATGATAAAAGCAATGGCATAATAATATAATGAAAAGCAAAAGCTATTCCACAGACCCAACCGATAAAAGGACGCCATCCAGCCACAAACATACTTCTATGCTGAGCCTCTACCTTGTTAATCTCCGCTTGGAGTTCTATAAGGCGCTGAGGGTCTAACTCTTTACCCTTAATAGCCTCTCTAATATCTAAAGCTAAACCGCCTAGATTAGAATTACCATTATTTCCTTTTCCTAATAAACCTAGTAAAAACTTAATCATATTTTAAAGTATTTCCGACAGTACCGCTAACTATATAACCAGATAACGTCTGGGTCTTTAGTTTCTGAGGTGTCGCAATGTATAAAGGTACGTCCGATTCCAACCCTAGATATGCCAGCGTCAAGGAGTGCCTTTGTAATAATAAACCGCTCTCTTGAGTTTGTGCAATGTATATCTGCGGCTTTGCCTTCAATATGGGCTGAGTCTGGCTTTGAGTTTGGTAATGAGTCATTATGGGCTTGAGTTCTAAAACCAGAGTTAATTTTAAAGCTAATACCAGCCAAATCACGAGCCAAATCAAGTTTACTAAGAAAGTCGGAATCCATTTTAGACCCAGAGCCTTCTTCAGAGGGGCAGTCAAACTCATTTAAAGTAAAGTACTTCATTTTTTTATTTTGCCAATTTCTTTTTTAATATCTGCTTTTAACTCCTTAAATTTATTTTCTAATGCGTCTGGTATTCCGTCTTTATCCTTATCAGTAAAAACACCGTAAAGAGTTAATCCCATCATTACAGCAGTAGCGAGCATTATGACTGCAATTATAATTATTAAAGTTTCCATATTTATTTATTTATTGTTATTTATTTTTTAGGGGGGTTGTGTTTGTTATCGAAATCAATAGCCGCCTTTAAGATAATTTTATCCATAACTGCATCTTGATTCTTTAACATTTCTTTTTGTAAATCAATTACCATTTCTTCTAGCCTATCTTTAGCAGCTACAAGCATCTGTATTTGATGTTCTTTTTTTTCTAATGTAGATTTTAAAATATTTACATCGTCTGGGATTGTGCCGCTTATAGTACTTATTAAAATCGGTATTGATGCCGCTATAGAACCAATTAACATTAGTACGATTTCTTTATTAGATTCTAATACTGGAAACTGTATTAATGTAATTATAATACCGACTATAAATAGAAATACAAATAAACTGCCTGCATAGCTTCGTATTGATTTTGCCGCTCCATTAGATGGTAGTTTCATAATTACTATTTTTTTAATTTATCTTTTATCTGTATCAAAGTCCAAATCAAAGAGGCTACTAAAACCAACGTACTTAATATCATATTTATATTTACTAGACTAAAACCTACAGCGCCCATATTAATAAACCAAAGTCTTAAATTTTCTTCCATTTTTTATATCTTTTCTACTCTGTTAGAAATTTCCATTATAGCTCTAAAGTATGTTTTATCTTGTAAGTCATCTTCTAAGTAAGTTGTATTCTCATTTATGGAAGTATAAACTTTAAAACCATCGCTACTTAAATCATAATAACCAGAGCTTCTAGTTCTAATAAGATTAAGCACTTCGGAAACTATTTGATTACTCTGTAGCTCTCCGCCGTCGTCTGAATTAAAAGCAGTTACTGCTTCTATTCTTGTTATACATTGAGAATTAAAACTAGTCGTATTGTTATCAATTTCGTTACTGCTTATAGAACTTACCTTTATATAGGGTTCAGAGGCACTAGACGGCACTCTGTTATAAATTGGTACATAACTACCATTTATAGTAATTGCATCCGTTAAACGGTCTATAATTGCCTTTCTTATAAAATGTAGAGCCTCATTCATTTAGTAGCTTTTTTAATTGTGTTATCTAGTCGGTCTAGTAATTTCTTTAACTCAACCCTTATAGAGCTAAAAAAAAATGGTCTAGCTGGTAGATTGACTTCTTTTATGCCCTTACCTTTGAACTGCATCGCATAAGAGGCTGGTAGACCTAAGTCCGTTAAGTCCTCTAAATCTACGAGCCGACCAGTTCCGAACTCTACATAAGGTGCGTAGTTTGCTTTTGCTTTTACAAAGCCTTTATTGTTTGACGCTCCAGCTACTATGCTTTGTTTTAAACCTCCTTTGTCTACTACGACGCTAGACTTCATTCTATCAGCGCCTTTAAAAACAGTTTGCCCTATTTCATTAGATAGCTCTTGAGTTGACAGCTTTCTTAGCTTATCTAGTTTCCTAGTAAGTTTTTTAAGGTCTGTTTTATTTAATTTGACGTTAACCAATTTTAGTAGCTTTTATGGTTGAAAAATATTTATGAATTGAATCATAAACCTCTTTAATTCTATAATCTCCAGAAACTCCAGAAATAGCTAATAAATCAGTTTTTAAAATAGTCTCCGCTGTTTTTTTTCTAACAGTCAGCTCTATTTCAAGATACTGCTGGCGCTTTCCGTTTTCTTGTACTATCTCGCCGCTAGTTTCTTTTTTATTAGCCCATATAGTAGAATTAACAGCGCTAGTAGAAGTAGTACCCCCAAAACCGTCAGCGGTCTTAGTAAGCCTCTTAACCTCTACTCTAGTATCTAGTTTTCCAGCGTCCATTAAATAAACATAGTTTTATACCCAGATAAAATGCTTTTAACGTTTATTGGTATAATGTTAACTTGTCGCTGACCTATAACAAACTCGGCTCTATTGTCGTAGAATGTAGATACTAGTCTTAGTACAGCTTGCTTTAATAAACTGTCATCTAGCCCAGATGTAGTATAAGCTACTTGCACTTCTTTAGCTGGTAGCTCGTTTAGCTCTACAATCTCATTATCTAGACCTTTAACCTCATAGGTAGCCGCTGTGCCGTCAACAGTTACAGAAGTAATAGAGGCAACTGGCGCAAATGGTAAAACAAAGCGCTCTTTTTGGAATGGAGTATAATAGGTTCTAGTCTTTGCTACAAGGTCTTTAGTTATATAGTTTTCAATCCATATTCTAGCCTCTGTAATCATTTCGCCTATTATAGTGTCATCAGCGCTAGTATCAACTCTAATAAAATCCTTAGCCTCTGAAGTAGTAACTAATTCGCTGCCAGTTGTAGAGTTAATCTTAACTTGGCTATGAAAGTCGTTAGGGTTTTCACTAAAGTATAAACTTCTATAATATGCCATTATTTAGCTTTTTTAGTAGCTCTTTTTTTTGGAGCTTTTGCTTCTTTGGTCTCTACCTTAGCCTTTACTTCTTTTACCTCTTTTACCTCTTCGGCTAATACTCCTATACCTCTATTAATATAGTGATTAGCTAATTTAGTTTCTAGGTCGTGAATTTCGCCTTCGCGTCTCCAGCCAGCTTGTCCAGATATAACGTCTTTTTTTATTAAGATTTTCATAAGATTATTATTTATACAAAGATAAAAAAAAAGCGCCATAATAAAATTACAGCGCCTAACAACCAAAACTCTTACTATGAATAAAAGAATTATTCAAATGCAAAGTTATTAAAAAAAACTTTATGCTTATTAAATTTAGAAAGTCTTATAGAGGTAGGCATATTTTTTACATTTTGAAAGATAAAAAAACCTTCATAGTATTTAACCCAGACGGCAAAATAATCAACTGCACTAGTGCTGTAAATTGACCTAGCGCTGGATATTCTACAATGGACAGACTTGTTTAAGCCTATTGGCTTCTTACCAGTAGATTTTACTTGTATTTTAAAAAGATTTTTTCCATTATCTATAATACAATCATAGGCGCTAGAATCTAAAAGCGGAAAACTTACCTTATAACCTCTCTTTAAACATTCGGTAGCGAATAAGTACTCTGCTAAGCAACCTCTTAAATTATTATCCAATTTGGTTTGGTTTGTACTAAAGTACAAAAAAACCCCCAGCTGAGTATTAACAGAGCTGAGGGTACAATCAACTAAACAAAACAAACAAATTAAACTAAGGCTTTTTTTTATCTATGCCCGAAAGATACTTATTTAAAATTATAATTTTTTTTATGCTTTTGTCTATTTGTTGCATACTTTTTTTAAAAGTGTCCTTCTCTATTTCCATACCTATAAATTACAAATGATATTAATAACATAAAAATAGAATCATACAAAGCGTTAAATCTGTAAATCATTCTAACAGACCACGCCATAAAAAAAAGTATTAAAATAATATTTACAGCTCTCTCCATAACTAACTAGTAAACATTAAAACAGCCAAACCTATACAGCCTAAAAAAACTAAAGTGTCTCTGGAAAACCACCAGATAAAATTTAAAAGACCTTTAAGGTTTGATTTTTTCGATTCAATTTCAATAAAAATATATTTTCTCATAATTAAAATTTAGTTAGACAATAAGAGGGCGTTGCCGCCCTCCGTTTTGGTTGTTATTAAATGTAATATATAGCGTTTTTAATAGCATCTTTTATAGCTGGCAAAAATGTAGTTTCGCCTCCATACATAATTTCACCATTTGGGTATAGTATAGAAAGTTGATTGTTTTCATCTTTAAGAATGTGAAACATAAGATAATTTCCATTAATTAAAATTGCCTCATAAGTTTTTTTATGCTCAAAGTCATTAGGCATTCCAGTAGGTTTGTCATTATTACCTTTTAAACCTCTTATAATTAAAGGGTACTTTAAACCAGTTTCGTTAGTGTTAAATGTTTTTGTCATTTTATTTAGTTTTAATAGGGGGCTTGCGCCCCCTTGGTTGTTGTTATTTTACTTCTAAGTTAATAAACTTAAACTCTGGGCTTCCAGCGTTTGTCCGCTTACCAGTTAACTTATAGAATCCTTTATTAATCTCCACAAAAGAACCATCAGCAAAACCTTCGTCATCAATTAGAGTTAATATACCTTTTGTAGATAAAGTAGTAATTAAGGCTCTTAGTTGTCTTGAGTCTATGTTTATTTCGTGAACATTACACCAAGCTGGTGAATCAGACCCAAAATCTTCAGCTGTAAAATTTTGAATTGCTTTTAATACTTGATTTTCGTTATTTGTTATTTGTGTTTTCATAATTGTTATTGTTTTGATTGTTAATTATGATGCTAATTTAAAAGTATTTTTTTAATTACCAAACCTTTTTAAAAGTTTTTTTTAAATTTTCTTATTTATAGAGCATAAAAAAGGGCAACCTATAAAAGTTACCCTCTTTAAAATTACTTACTTTATACCTTAGTATTAAGAAGTCTCAAGTGCAGTTTTAGCTGTGCTAAACGTTCCTTGTACAATCGCGTTAGGCTGATAATTTGTCAAAGCGCAACGCTCTTGGGCGCGAACTGTAACAAATCCGTCTCTGAAATTAGTAGAATCTTCTCTTGAAAATTCGACTCCTAAACCGTCTCTAATCCATAATTGAGTAGCAACGCTTAAGTTACCTACTAAGAATTTACCAGCAGTTACAGCTGTATTCAAAGTAATTGGCACTCCCATAATCGCTGGCTGTACGCCTTGGATTACTTGGTTTTTCAAATACTCATTAGCAGTAGATTTCAATAAAACGATTTTATGGAAGTCAACTGGGTTCAATATAATAGAATCAGCTTGATAGTTACTAGCTGCTAACTGGTCTAAAGCTGCAATAAGTACATCGTACTCATTTGCTGACTCAATAGACTGGTAAAAATTAGCTGAGCTAGAAGTTACAAAAGCAGCTCCGTCAGTAAATAAACCATCTAGGTTAGGGCTTGAACCGTCACCGTTAAGAATCTCAGTGTCTTCAATAGAAAGTACTTTATTAGGTACTCTAGCTGATAAATAGCTCGTAAGCTGTGGAGTATCTGCTAGCATCTCTTCAGTAATTCTCATAAAAGTGCCAATCTTTTCAACGTTTACAGACGTAGCTGTAATATCAAAGTCAGACTGTCCTAGAGTAGAACCTTGAGCTGTAGCAGCCGCTCCGTCGTCGTATGCGCTTTCTTTTGGAAAACGAATAGTTTGAGCATCAGTAGAACCGTTAGGAATCAATGAGCGAATATGTACCGCTCTACTAGGGTCAAATTTAACGTCTGGAATTACAGTTTCGCCAGCTACAACACCAGTAAAGGCATTAGCCATTGTCATATCCCCAGCTTTTACTTCAAAGCGAGCAGCGTTTGTACTTCCTTTAATCATAGCGTCAATTGCGCCATCTTTTAAAGCAGCCTCTAAAGACCCTTTAAAAGTTTTAGCAGTTGCACCGCTTAGAGTCTTTTTTGACTCCATCTCGATAGCGTCCATTCTTTTAGTAGCCGCCTCGAACTCTTCATTATACTTATTAGTTAGATTGGAAATCTCAGACTTTAGAGATGCCTCAACTTCGCCTTTAGCGTTGTCTTGAGCAGCGTTAAACGCTTTCTCTATTTTTTCGTCTACAATGTTTCCAATTTGGTCTAACTGGTTTTTAACTTCTTCAGTCATTTCAAATTATTTTAATTTATTAAACAAATATTGATACATCTCGCTAACCTCATTCTTTACCTCGACTGGCTCAGTAACCTCTATATCGGTTGGCTGAGTAGATAATTTAGCAAATAGTGATTTTAGTTTAAGTATTTCAGCTTCTAGGGCATAGCCTAAGTCGTCTGAGATATTCCCCTTACGAATAAGTTTTGCCATATTGTCGTAGCGCTTAAGTACCTTGTTAGGGTCATAGTTCCCTTTTACGTCCATAATAAGCGCTTGGTCGTTTGCTGCTAGAGTTACGGCTGAAACTTCATAAAGTTTAACCTCTGTAATATTTCTAACACCGTCGACCATATCTTTTTGAATAGGTAAAATACCTACTGAGTTTTCTGTAATAACTCCAGCTTTAATTAGTTCGATAACGTCGTTACCTAAAGTAGTCTTAGCTATTTTAGCCTCGAATACTAAACCTTTGTCGTCCTCCTCTAGCATTGTCATTTTACCTAGAGGTTTGTCCATATCGTGCTGGTATAAGTATTTTACTCTTTGACCATTTTCTGTAATGGTTTTTCTATAAGAGCCTTTTCTTATAATATCATTATCTGAGTCTTTATTATCAAATACACTAGCATAGCCCTTGACTACTCCAGCTTTTTCATCAGCGTCTAGGAGTTCGCCTATAGGCGCTTGTTTATATAAAATTGTTTCCATAATGCAAAGATATTAATTTTCAATGTAATCAAAATCTAACCAGTCTGGTCGATTTCTATCTGTTATTATTTTTATTTCTCGCCCTCTGCTTTGCTTTAATATTTCTAATGTAGTTTCCTCGCCATAGAAAAAAATTAAAGAAGTCAATGACTCAGCCTCTGGATAGTTTTCGGAGTATGTAAGCATTAATTGCTGTAGCATCATATTTAGTATTTATTAATAATTCATCAACTAATTTTATTAAGTCATCGTAAAGCTCTGGGAAATATTTTTTAAAGACTGGATTGCCTACAAACCTATTTTCGTAAGCGTGCGCCATAAACTCTTCATATTGCATACTTTTATATCTAAAATAATCTCTCCAGCCGTGACCCCATCCAATTTGGTTGTTAGACAAACTACATAGGTAGTCTGCAACTGCTCCAGAGTATTCTTTAATTTCTGTATCCGTAAGGTTTGGAAAATCTTTTCTAATCTTATTATCCAAATAAGGTCTATAGTTTTTCCAGTAGTTTTTATTAGAAGTAGCTGAGGTTTTGCCACCCCCCCAGTTTTTAGTTAAAGCCTTTCCTTTGTTAGTTAATTTTGCTGTAGCTCTATCCATAAAGATACTACTATGTTTTTTATATAAAGCCTCTATTCTAGCATCTGTTTTATATATACTAATTAAATTTAAATCAGCATTAATAGCGTGTCCGAATTCGTGAGCTAATATTTGTTTTTCAAAACCCTTATAGCGCTCTGAAGATATCTGTATTGTTCTATTTCTATTATTAAACCAAGAGCCGTCTTCAACATTTTTACCTAGTCTTCTTGAATATTTAATTTTAGCCTTTTGTAGTTTTATTGGCTTTTTCAGATATTGTAAATACGAGTCGTCAAAGTCTTCTAAGCCTTTAAAGTCATCCCAGTTACTAGGTCTAAACTCGTATTTAGCTGCTTCTTCAGCCGCCTCGCTTACTTGCTGAGGTTTAGGTTTAAGTATATCGTCAACTGCATTAGCTGAGTCTAAACCTATAGCTCTACCAGCACTTAATCCATAATCAAAGCCAGTCAATGGCGTTATAGTCTGAGCCTCTGCTTTTGGAAATGGCGCAATAGCACAGCGACAGTTTACAACGTTTGCAGCTGAGCCAGCTGGGTCTCCAGCTCGGTCTAGCATTTCTCCGCCTACTTTAAATTTATCGTTAAAGTCTACTATTTGACCATTAGCGAAAGCGTGAGCTGAGCGTTCTCTACCATCCATTGAGGTTATCCATTTCTTCTGCAAGCTGTTTTTACCATAGACGTCAGTAGCCGACTGCATAACGCCTAAGTTAGCGGCATTAGTAGCCTCAGTTCTTACTATCCTTTCAGCTTGATAACGTCCTAGCTTATTAAACCTCTGCCTCAGAATGCGCCCTTTTTCGGCAGCACCTCGACTCTGGAAGTCCGCATCCGTCATTAATTTCTTTAATGTCTTCTCCAGCTCCTTTTTCGCAGTTCCTTGTACAGTTACAACTCTCGCCGCTGCAACCCTTTTTCCCTCTTTTGCAAATATTGTTTCCCAAGTGTCCTTATATTTATTTGTATCTAATTGTTTTATTATGTACTTGTCAATGCTATTAGCATACCAACCAGCAAACCTAACAGCAATATCGACGTAAATAGACTCGTAAATTTCATCGTATTGAGCCTTTAAAAATAAATCGTTAAAATTAGAGGTCTTTCCAGTTTTAAGAAACTGGTCTAAACCTTTATCATATTCTTTTTTATAATAAGACCTTACAGCGCCTATCTGTTTTTTTTCTCCTATTCTAAGCTGCTTATCGTAGGCTCTTATATATTTGTCGTCTTTGACATCAGCCATAACTTAAGCATTTTCTGAAATGCGTTTAGCCCAAGATACCATAGCAGCTCCACCCCAGAGGTTGTAAGCTACATAGCCTTTGTCTCTCCAAGGCTCGTCTTTATATTGAGGGTCTATTTTAGCGTTTTCTTTATGCCTAGCTAGAAAGCTATTTACCCTCTTTACAGTTGATAAACTAAGCGCCTCTCTCTTAGCTAATTGATTTGCTCTTTGCCAGCCTACACTAGTGCCCCCTTGTACAACGCTACGCCCATATTTCTCACGCCATTCTAACATACGCTTAGCGTTATTAGTTGCGCCTTGAGGATAGTCGTCAAAGGTTTCTGCTTTATTTTTTTTAGAGCTGAGGTTATGCGCCTCTGGTAATAAATCAGTATCATAAGGCTTTCTCTTAAATTTACCAGTTCTTAGCGCATATAGTAAACCATTAACCCTACCTAAAGCCCATTGTTGCTCGTTACTAACGTTAGGTCTAACAGAGCTAGGATTAGTTCTATAAGCACCTACACCTCTAACGAATGACCTAGCTAGCATTGAATAAGTAGCTCGTTTAGCTGGGTCGTCTCCATATTTCTCATTGTGGTCTTCTACCTTGTTTTTAAGAGCGCGCTCCATAGTAGCTGAAATTTGTGGCGCTTTAGTGATTACTTCTAAATTTTCAGAGTCTGTATTTTCGTCGTCATCATATTCTGAGTCTGTTTCATAATACTGAGAGTCTAATTCAAAGTCGTAATTAAAAGCGTCGGCATCCATCTCGCCATAGTATTCATCTAGCTTATTATCTTTAGCCGCCTCATACTCCTCGTGGGTTTCAAAAGGCATATATACAGTAAAGCCATCAAAGATATGTTCGTGGTAACCTTCGCCACCCATTTCGTTAGCTCTAGCCCTAGCCTCTGCTATAGTAGTAAAAACGTCATTCATACCAGCTACCAGTCTTTTTTCAGTAGTATCTTCTTTTACTGGGTCTGGAGTCATATCTGGCATATCTGAATTACCTATAGGCAATAAGTTAGCTGGAACATAATAGTCATTCATCTCTGTATTTTCTTCATCCTTACCGTAGCTCATTGCCATACGTTTCTCGTTAGGAGTAAGCCACCAGCTCTTAGACATTTGCTCTACTATCTTTTCAGTCTCCTCTTGGAGTTCTGGAATTACTGAGGTATCAAAGTCTATAAATAGATTATCGCCAAATTTAGGAGCTAACCATCTGTTTAGCTCGTCTCTAATTTTATAAAGCTCTGGTATTACAGCATTAGTATAAAGCATTTTACGAGCCTCTTTTACATTGTTGTAAGTTGCTGACTCTACATTGTTCAATAGTACCGCTGGTATATTGTAAACGTTACAAAGGTCTTTTATGGTTGTATTGTATTGTTCTATAAGAGAAAGGTCGGCAGCATTAAGCCCAAAGTTGACCCAGCTTAATTTTTTAGGAGTTATAATAACGTCCCCAGCATTATTAGAGCCTTGGTATTGTTTTCTAAACTTCTCTTTAAGCTGTCTGGCTTGCATTTCGTTGAGGTCGCCCTCTTCACTCATTAGCACCCCTCTAGCTGTTTGATTTTGTAAGTATTTAACTCCAGTAGTAAGCGCCTCGTTATTAGCATCCATTGACCTCAGCCCAGCTTTTAGCGGACTCATACCATACATATTAGCACCAGTTCCGTCTGCTAAAGGATTGTAGTCTTTTATATGACAAACATCTTCAGCGGTCATTCTATAAGTACCGTTATACTCCATTGTATAATAGTCTACTGGTTTCATCAAACCGCCAGAGTGTATTTCCACAGTTTGGCTGGGTAATACATACAGTTCACCAAATTTACCAGCGTTAACTCCATTCTCTGGAGCTATGCCATAGATATATCGGTTTCCAGTTAATTTACCAAAAGCTATTATCTCTTGCATAAAGCTAGAATAAGATTGAGCTGGATTAGGGCGCTCTAGTAATTCGTGTAACTCGGTGTCTTGTAACTCAACTAACGCATTTTTTAATGATATTTGCGCCCTTGGGTTTGTAAGATTTGCAAAGTCTCCAGAAGTAAGTGCCTTATATCTTTTAAGCTCGTTTGCATTTTGTACCTCATATACTTGAAAAGGAACGGTAGACGCTGCTTTTGTTATAAGGTTAACTATTGCATATACAGTAGAGTTAAATCTATAGCCTTTATTTATATAGCTGTCGTCATTATCTTCTGAAGTTATAAGCGTTTCGCCTAGAAAATTATAGATAGCTCTGTTAAAAGCTAAGTTCGTTTGTTGACTGTTTTTGTTTACTAAGTTTTTAAACTTATCTAATATTGACGCCATTAAAATATATTTTTACAAAAATACTAATTAAATTACAAAAAAATCGATACGCTTAGAATACTGCGAATAGGTGCAATATCTAAGGCTGTCCATTAAATGATTTAAGCGGTCTTTTGGCTTGTTTATTATAGTGCCATCTTTTAATTGCTCCCAATAATAACCAGAGTACTCTTTAGCAAAGTTCTTAGATTCTTTAGAAACGTAAACGTCAAACTCCTTTAATAAACTAATGCCAGCATTAATAGAACCTTGACCCTTTATAGCCGCCTTTGCAAAGATACCCATTCTGCGCAACTCTTCCCCACTCTTAGGCTCGGCGCTATCGTAAAAGATTATCGTGTTATCGTAGCCTTTCTCTTTAAAAAATGTAGCTAGGTCTTGGTTAGTCATTCCAGTTTTATATAGTATTTCGTGAACGTATAGCTTATTTTGTTTTTTAAATACTAAACAAGCTGCTGATGGGTCTGAGCTAAAGCCAAAGTCTAAGCCTATTACCGCCTCGCTTTCTAAATCAAAGTCTGGGAAATCCTTATAAGGAATAAACTGCCAGTTGCTAAATATTTGCCTAGCTGAATAGACCGCTCTTTGACCCTCACCGTAGACTCGCCAATAGTCTGGGTCTTTTTCCCTCATTCGCTCTATTTCTTTTACTATCTCTGGA